TAAGTCAGTTGTTTATGGATACGCTGCAGCATCTGCAGGTCGTTACCCAGCAGCAGCATCTAAGATTGCTGGAACTGGCTTGATTGCACCAACATTCTAAGTTAGATTTGCATAGATTGGATATTTGAAAACTAATCTATTGCAATACTTAGAGTAATCTAAGGGAAGGGCAGGTCTTGCACCCCGACAGGACCTGCTCCTTCTTAAGGAGTATAATGAAACTACTAAAGATTCTTAAAAAGAAAAAAGAAACTGCTACAGCATTACCTAAACAAGAAAAGGCGATGCTTCCGAAAACGGAGAAGAGGATAAGATGAGTCAATCTAATACACAGTATACGACTTTGGCTGATGTTAAAGATGCCCTTCAAATTGAAGATAGCATTGATGATGTTGCTATTCAGGCAGCGATTCTTGCTGCAAGTCGTCAGATTGATGAATATTGTCAGAGATTTTTTTATCAAGAGGGTACAGTAGCAGCACCTGCTACAAGATATTACACTGCCTATAGCCCATGGTATATAGAGACAGATGACATTGTACAAATAACAGAATTAGCATGTGATCCAGATTTTACTCAGACATATTCACAAATCTGGAATACAACAACACCACCATTAGACATTATGTATGAACCAGTAAACAATCCACAAAAAGGGTGGCCATACACAAAGATATTGGCAATAGGTTCATATGTATTTCCTTACTTCTTTCCACAGACAGTAAAAATAGAAGGAGTATTTGGATTCCCAGAAGTTCCTTATGAAGTAGAATTAGCATGTAAGATACAGGCAGCAAGATTATTTGTAAGAAAGCAATCTCCGTTTGGTATTGCTGGTTCTGTAGAATTGGGTACAGTTAGACTTAATTCAAGACTTGATCCAGATGTTGAGATGCTATTAAAGACATTTAGAAGAAACAAGGGGCTTGCTTACTAATGATTAAAATTAATCAGGTACGAGATGCATTAGGTAAAAACTTAAACACAATTACAGGTATTAGAATTTATGATACAATACCAGATGTGGTAGTTCCGCCTTGTGCAGTAGTTGGACAATTAGATTTCACATTTGATGTTAACAATGCACGAGGTCTTGACCAGGCATCTGTTGATGTATTTGTGATTGTTCAGAGAATATCTGAAAGAGCAGGACAAGATAAACTTGATGAACTTTTGGCAGGTACAGGATCCAAATCCATTAAAACTGCCTTAGAATCAGATAGAACATTAGGTGGACTTGTAAATACTCTAAGAGTTATAAGTGCTGAAAGTGGTACTTATATTACTGGAGATCAAACATTTTTATCTTATCGTTACAATGTAACAATATGGGGCTAAGGAGAAATAATGGAATATATCGTAACCTCACCAACTAAATTAGGTGGCAAATCTAATGGTGAAATATTTACAGAAAAAGAATTACTTGATGTAGGAGCAAATATTGATTTGCTTATTGCAGCAGGTAGCATCAAAAAAGTAACACAAGTAAGACAGGCTCCAGAAGTGTCACAAGCACCGAAAGTGTCTGAATTTAAATCAACAAATTACGAAGGAGATAAATAACAATGGCTCGTTTAGTACTTACAGACGCAGTTGTGGAAATCGGATCAACCGCTCCACTAACTGATATTTCAGAGTATGTAACCAGCGTTACACTCAATACACCAGAAGATGTTGTTGAAACTACTGCTATGTCAGCAGTTGGAGCAAGAACAAGAACTTCAGGCCTTAAGGATCATTCAATAACACTTGAACTAAATAATGATTTTGCTTCAGGTGCCCTTGAATCAGTAATCTCAGCAATTGGAATTGGAAATTTGGCACTTCTAACAGTTAAGCCAACTTCTGATGCAGTTTCTGCAACAAATCCAATCTATAAGGCAGATGATTCAGGAACTGGCGCTGCAAAAGCAGGTAAAGTTCTAATTTCTGAGTGGACACCACTTAATGGAGCAGTTGGCGAATTGGCTACTGTTTCTGTTACATGGCCTGTTAGCGGACAGATTGTAAAAGCGACTTCCTGATAACATGTCAGCATTAGTCTTAACAGATGTTCAGGTATTACTTGGGCCATGTGCTGCAGGTGGTAACTGTTTAAGCGGTACACCTGCTTATGATGTTAGTGAATGGGTAACAAGCGTTACTCTTTCTACTACTCATGACATTTTTGAGACTACCCAAGTTAACGACACTGCTAAAACAAGAGTTCCAGGACTTGCAGATAATGTGGTATCAGTTGAATTCAATCAAGACTTTGGATCAGGAATACTTGATTTAGAGTATGTAATGAATCAACCTGGCGCAGCAAGTTTAATTGGAACAATTGGCAGAATGTTAATTAGACCCAATAATGCCGCAACCAGTGCAGGCAATCCTCAATATTATTTTGAGGTGGTATTTTCAGAATGGCAACCACTAAGTGGTAGCGTTGGAGATATCTCAACTATACAGGTTACATGGCCAATTAATGGTGTCATAAATAAATCATATTCATAAACCTTGAAGGGGCTAATATAATGGATGGAATAAAAATCAAAGTCAAAACAACAGATGGACAAGAAGGATTATTTCCTTTAAGACCAAAAACAATTGTTGCTTTTGAAAATAAATTCAATAAGGGATTTGCTAAATTACTAAGCGAAGACCAAAAATTGGAACACATCTACTTTCTTGCATGGGGCGCCATGAGAGACAGTGGTAAGGTAGTAAAGCCTTTTGGTGAAAGTTTCCTTGATACGCTTGAAAGCGTTGAGTTGGTATCTGACCCAAATTCAGAATCCACAGAGACAGCCTAACCTATACGGTAGCAATGATCTCTGTGGAGACTGGCTTATCTCCAATTGATTTGCTTACTTGAAGCAATCGTTATTTATCTCAAGGAGCGATCCAAGAATGCGAGCAGGAAATGATTAAGAACGAATTGATATTGACTGGTGTCAAAGAGACAATTAGAGATCTTAAGAATTTTGATAAAGATGCTCTAAAAGAGTTTAATAAAGTTCTTAATTCTGAATTGCGTACTCTCAAAAGTGAAGCACAGCAGTCTGTTTCACAGGATCCACCACTTAGTGGATGGAATACGCAACCTGCTCGCAATCCTCGCTCTCGTGGTGGCGCTGGATGGCCTTCTTGGGATCAAAGTATTATTAGGGCTGGAATCTCGTCTTCAAAGGCTGAGGGTAAGGTTAAAGGCGACTATACAACATCTGTAGCATCATTGAAAAATAGATCTGCTGCTGGTGTTATTTATGAAGTTGCTGGTAGAAAAAATAAAACTGGTGGCAAAAGAGGATTTATTAGTAATCTAAGTAGAAAAGATAGTCAGTTCATGCCATCAAGATTAGTCTGGAATGTAGTAGATAGAAATAGAGGTCAGGCTGCCCAAAAAATCTATGATGCATTTGAAAAGGCTAAATCAAAATTACAAGCAAAATTAAATTCAAGGAGTTAACAAAGTGGCTCAAGGCGCAATAATTGCAAGAATCGTCTCTCAGTATTCTGAAAAAGGTTCCAAGGCTGCTCAAAAAGACATAGCCAAACTTAATAAAAAGTTTGATCTTATGGGAAAAAGAGCACTTTTAGCCGCTAACGCTGCTTCTGCTGCATTTGTTGCCCTATCAATTAAAATTGGAAAAAATGCTGTAAGAGCAGCAGTTGATGATGCTAAATCACAAGCACTGCTTGCTAATACATTACGAAACACTACTGGCGCATCTGCCGAACAAGTAAAAGCAGTAGAAGCACAAATAGCCGCATTATCTGAAAGCACAGGAGTTCTTGATGATGAACTTCGTCCAAGTTTACAGAAATTCCTGACTTTAACTAAAGATATTGAAAAGGCTCAATTTTTACAAGGTATTGCAGTACAACTTGCAGCACATGCACAAGTAGATGTAGCAACTGCCACAGATGTATTAGCAAAGGCATACAGAGGTCAATTTAAAGGACTTCAAAATCTTGGTATTGCATTAGACGAAAATATTGTTAAAAATAAAGATGTTGCTTCTGCACTCCAAGCCACAATGGATGCTACAAAGGGTGCTACAGATGCAGCAAATGATGCAGATCCATTTAAGAAACTAAATAGAGATTTGCAGGAAATGTATGAGACTCTTGGTACAGCATTATTACCAGTAATTACAGAATTTGTTGCATATCTTAGAACCACATTAATTCCAGAATTAACAAATTGGATTAATTTAAATAAGGACGAATTACAAGCAAGTCTTCGTGGAATTGCTGACTATGCAAAACGAGCATTTGAAGCAGCAGTCATGTTTGATAAAGGCTTAAGGGCAATCAATTTAAGTTTGCCACAAGTAATAACCCATTTAGCACAAATACTTGCATTATTTAATTTAATGGCAGCAGCACAAGGTGTTGGCCTATTAATGAAGGAAGTTGCTGCCCTTAGATATGGCACAATGGTAGCAGGTACAGCAGCAACAGTAACTGCCAGTGCTTATCAGACTACATTAGGAACAGCACTTGCATCTACTGCAGCAAAAGCAACTACTTGGACCGTATTCCTTGCTTCAATGTCTGCTAAATTGGGTAAACTAATTCCTCAAGGTGGAATGTTCGCAAAGGTAATCTCAAAAGTCGCTTTTGCAATGAAATTATTCTGGAAACTTAGTCCAATATCAAAACTATTCTTACTTTATGCTGCATTCCAAGCAGTTACTAAGGGAGTTGGTCTTTTAAAGGATAAATTCTTCGGTACTGACGAAGTAGTAAGAACTAAGGTTATAGTACCTATACAAAATGCCCAACAGGCTACAATTGATTATTTTAATGCATGGACAGAAAGAACTGTACAGCAAAAGAAAGATGCAGAAATCCTTGCTCAAATTGCTAAAGACAAGGCTGCTGCAGATAAGAGAGCAGCACAAGAAGCCAGAGTAGCAGCAATAAAGGCTCAAATAGCAAAGAAGTTTGGTGTCAAATTACTTGACGAAGAAACAAGGGCTGAAGTAGATGCCAAGGCAATTCTTTATAATCTTGAGCGAAGCAGAAAAAATGCTCAAGCAGAAATAATTAAACAAGGTGAAATATTAAAGGCTCTTAATAAGGCTGCCCTTGAAGAAGAAATTAAATTAAGAAGTCGTCTACAAGATATTCTTAAAGCCTATAGCGATGATCAAAAGGTTGATATCGTTGAAGTAGGTATTTTAGCCAAGATGTGGGGCACCACAAGTGAGGCTGCAGCATTATATGTAGATCAAATATTAGCAGTTGCTGATCAAAAAATTAGTGATGATGAGGTTAATAACCTATCAATCATGTGGGGCATATCTAAAGATCAAGCATCTAAATATTTAGACTTTGTTAAGGCTGTAAGTGATGGCAAAATATCTGATGCAGAAATAAATAACCTTGCTTCTAAGTGGAATATGACCAAATTAGAAGTAATGAAATATGCTGACTTTATTATTGCAGTACAAGATAGAGATTTAAATGATGAAGAAGTACAAAGATTAAAAGACAAATGGGGCCTAACTAATGAACAAGTTGCTGATTATATATTAGCAATTGGTGCTCCAGTCAAATAT